TACAACTCTGTCTCGCGCAAGAAGCAGCCAAAGTTGCAAAGAAACCGTCATGACTTGCCGCGATTAGAAACGATTGTCTCAGACGCTGCCGGCTCGTACGGCCCGGCTGTGACAAAGTGGGCTGCTGACTACCTGCACGTGCAGCTCATGCCCTGGCAGCAGCACGTTTTGCAGCAGCAGTTGAGCTACGACAAAGACGGTCGGTGGTGCAACCGCACTGCGCTGATGTCGACCGCGCGACAACAGGGCAAGAGCGTTTGCATTGCGGCGACTGTCGGCTGGTTGCTGACTGAGTACGCGCAGATCGTCAAGCGGCCTGTCAAGATCGTGACGTTTGCGCACCGTCTTGACATTGCAGTGTCGCTGTTCCAAGACCTTGCGCCTGTGCTTGAGGCGCGGTTTGGCGCTACGCCTACCTGGTCGTACGGTCGCACAGAGGTAACGCTCAAGGGCAGCAAATGGATGGTCAAAGCTGCGCGACCGGCAGCGCCGCACGGCCTGGCGGGCGTCGACGTGTTGATTGGTGACGAGCTGTGGGGCGTTGACAGCGACACGCTCGACATCGGGTTCATGCCGACGCAGCGCGCAGTGCCTAACCCGCTTGCCGTGTTCTACTCGACAGCCGGCACAGAGCAGTCGATTGCGATGTTGCGTTGGCGTGAGCAGGGCATACGCGCCATAGACACAGGCGACGACGTAGGAATTTACTTTGCCGAATGGTCGCCACCGCCAGACCTAGACCCGATGACGCCAGAGGCGTGGGCGTACGCAAACCCGGCGCTGGGTCACACCATAAGCGTGCAATCGCTAGAGGCAGAGTCGCACGCGCCTAACCGCGCGGCCTTCCTGCGCTCAAGCGTCAACCTGTGGATACAAACCGATCAGAGCTGGCTGCCGCCCGGCCTGTTTCAAGAGCTGCGCGCAGACTCGCCACCGCTGCCAGGCGGCGTCATGGCTGTCGAGGTCAGCATGGATGACGGCAGGTACGTCGGCGTGCGCTGCAACGTCAACGCGCAAGGACAACTAACCGCCACCGTCGCATTCATGGTCGACACAATCGCCGCCTGCTGGCAGGCAATCGACGCGCAGCTGCAGGCCAACCCGCAGCTCGTACTTGCCATTACGCCGACGCTCGACGTGTCTTGCCCTACGCCGCTGCAACACAAGCGCATCATCGTCGGCTACCAAGAGATCTGCCGGTGGACTGCCGTAGTACGCCAGATGCTGCACGAAAAACAACTGCACCACACCGGCGAGACCATGCTTGCTGAGCATGTCGGTCGTGCCGTAGCGGTACGCACCACAGGCGCAATCGCGTTGTCGTCAACAAAGTCGCCAGGGCCGATCGAGCTGGCACGCTGCCTGGTGTGGGCGGCAGGCATAAGCAGCCGCCCGGCGCCAGCCGTCAAACGCGCCGTACTTGGCACCGCTAAGCCACGTCGCGTGGCGTAACATTTAGCGCATGGCACTGTTCAGCAAAAAAGACGCACCGATTGTCAAGGCAGCTGCAGGCGCGGCAGGCAACCCGCTAGTCGGCAACTTCATCAACTACACAGCCGGCGCAGACCGCACAGCTGCGTTGCGCAACCCGACGATCAGTCGCGCGCGCGACCTGATTTGCGGCATGATCGGCTGCCTAGAAATCGAGCAGTACGGCAGGCAATGGGATGGCGACGAGTACGAATACATCGACTTGCCGCCAGACTCGTGGTTCCAAAATCCCGACCCGAACGTGACGCGCAACTTCATCATGTCGTTTACAGCTGACGACCTCATGTTCTACGGTCGCGCATTCTGGATTATTACGCAACGCAACGCGGCAGGTTTTCCGTCAGCGTTCACCTGGGTGCCAGCAGCTGACGTGGTTACTTGGGATCAGGCCGGGCCGCAATGGTGGGGGCCGTCATCACAGATCTATTTCCAGGGCATACAACTTGAGACGAAGGATGTCGTGCAGTTCCTGTCACCGATACCTGCGCTGCTGTTCACAGGCAACCGCGCAATCAACACCGCGTCACGCCTGGACATGGCGGCAGAACGGTTTGCGACAATGGAAGTGCCAGCCGGCTACCTGAAACAGACGGGCGGCGAACCGATGAGCGGGCAAGAACTGACCGACCTGGCGGCGGCGTGGTCGGAGGCGCGACTAACAGCGAGCGTCGCAGCGCTCAACGAGTACGTCGAGTGGCGCGAGTCAAGCATTGACCCAAGCAAACTAGAACTCGTTGCGGCACGCACGTACCAGGCGCTAGAGCTGGCGCGCATCGCAAACATCCCGCCCTACCTTGTCGGCGCACCTGCAGGTTCAGGCATGACGTACCAAAACGCGCAACAGGCACGACAAGACCTGTACCTCTTCGGCGCAAAACCGTACATCGATTGCATTGAGCAAACGCTGTCACTCAACAGCGTGACGCCGCGCGGTCGTTACATCAAGCTAGACGTCGACTCCTACCTGGAGGAAAACGGCGTGTCAGCCCGGCAGACTGAGCTGCCCTCACCTGCCGGGTCTGGCACGTCGGTTACGCCTGGTACGCCAATAGCCGACTAGTCATGCCGTCGTTCAGACCGACGCAAGAAATGGCAGAAGAAGCCAGGCGCGGCCTCGAGTGGCGACGCGAATACAACAGGGGCGGCACGCTTGTGGGCGTTGCGCGCGCACGCAGCATCGCCAACCGACAGATGCTGCCTATGGAAACGATCAACCGCATGGTGTCATTCCTGGCGCGGCACGAGGTCGACAAACAGGGCGAAGGCTTCAGCCCTGGCGAGCCTGGCTACCCCAGCGCAGGTCGTATCGCGTGGGCGTTGTGGGGCGGCGACCCGGCACAGACCTGGGCAAACGCAATCGTCAAGCGTGTCAATGACACCACTGCACGCAAGGCGAACGCCTACGCTGGTGACATGATCTACCTCACCAGCAGCAAAGTGCAACTACTCGCCAAAGGCGACCACGACGACGACGAAACGATGGCAGCCGCGCCGCGCACAATCCAGGGCGTCGCAGTACCGTACAACACCGTTGCAACCGTGACAGGCGGCGAAAAGGTGCTGTTCCTTCCAGGCAGCCTGCCGACAGACGGCAAGGCGCCGCGCCTGCTGGAGAACCACGACAGCAACAAGATTATCGGCGTCGTCACCGCACGCGACGACGACGAGGAAGAGATGCGCTACACCGCACGCATAAGCGCGACGAAGGCCGGCGACGACGTTATTGAGCTGATCAAAGACGGTGCGCTCGACAGCGTGAGCATCGGCGTTGACCCGGTTGACGCCGAATACAACGACGAAGGCGTGCTGGTCGTGTCAAAGGCGAACTGGCGTGAGCTGTCAATCGTCGCAGAACCAGCGTTCGCGGATGCCACCATTGACACGATTGCAGCCGCTAAGGTAAGCACAACGGAAACGGAGACCCCCATGACCGACAACACCACACCACAGGAAAAGCCAGCCGAAGCGCCGAAGGCGCCGATCTGGGCTGAAGCACGCAAAGCACCGTCACGCCTGCCCTCGATGAGCGAGTGGGTTTCTGCGTACGTGCAAGGCGGCGAAAAGTTTGCTGCAGTCAACCGCATGATCGCTGACCACCAAGCGGTACACAACCCGATTGCTGCTGCAGCCGGCGACATCATCACGACCGACACGCCAGGTCTCTTGCCTGTGCCAGTCGTCGGCCCGGTGTACAACAACATCAACTACTTGCGCCCAGTCGTCACCAACGTCGGCGCGCGCGCAATGCCGCTCGGTTCAGGCAAGACGTTCAACCGACCAGAAATCACGACGCACGTGAGCGTCGCGCAACAGGCGAACGAACTTGCAACGCTGTCGTCAACCACGATGGTGATTTCAAGCAACATCGTTACGCGTCTCACGTTTGGCGGCACGGTGCTGGTGTCTGAGCAAGACGTTGACTGGACTGACCCATCATCCGTCGACATCATCCTGCAAGATTTGGCAGGCCAGTACGCCGACGCGACCGACAACTTCGCAGCCGACCAAATGTACAACGAAAGCACCGTCCAGGGAACCTGGGCTGGCACTGCAGCCACAATCCTTAGTGAGATTTACGGCGCCGCGCAACTGATTGCCGCATCGACGAACGTGTTGCCAACGCACCTGTTCGTTGACCCTGAGATGTGGGCCAAACTTGGCGGACTCGTCGACGGTGCCAACCGTCCGTTGTTCCCGACCGTTGCACCGTTCAACGCACCCAATGCGTCGTACGCCGCAAGCAACTGGAACGGCAACCCGCTTGGATTGACGCTCGTGGTGGACAAGAACTTCGCAGCAAAAACCGCAATCGTCGGTTGCGCCGCCGGCCAGTTCGCTGGATTCGAAATCTACGAAAATCAGCGCGGACTTGTCGCCATCGACAAACCCGAAGTGCTTGGCCGCCAGATTTCATTTAGGGGCTACTTCGCAACCCTGATGATTGACGGCACAAAGTTCCGCCGATTCACCTACGCCTAGTCATTAGAAAGGCGGCCTGATGGCCACCTACACAACGACCCAGGCGCAGATCACCGACGACGTAGGCGTAATCAAGACGCTGACCGCAACACAGGTTGAGGTCGGCCTCAGCATTACGTTGTCAGGGTTCGCGTCACCATTCACAGCGCTCAACAGCACGTTCACAGTTACTGCGATACCACAGCACCTGTTTATCGGCGTTGACGACGACGGCGACTACCTGTTCGACTACGACGTACCGATACAAAATCAGATTGCGTTTGCGGTCACGGCTGCAGATCAAGACCGCGCGCCAGCGACTGCGACGCTGACGTTTACGCCGACGTGCAGCTGGGTCACCGTTGCCGACGTGGAGGACTGGCTGGGATTTACAGTTACCAATCCGTCGTCTGACTTTGACCTGCTGACACTTGCTGTTGGCGCAGGCAACCAGTTCGCCTGGCGTCGCCGGCAAGAGGCCGGCTACTTTGACAGCCTGACAACGGTGCCGTCAAGCGACGTAAAACTTGGCAGCGTGATGTACGCCGGCTACCTGTACCGCATGCGCGGCAGCGCATCGGAGTCGTACGCCGCGTACGACCCGCTTGCCACGTCAGGGCCAATAGGCGGCTCATTCGTGGAGGTGTTGCGACTGCTGGGCGTCAATCGACCACAGGTTGCCTGATGCCTGGCGTACTTGAGACCGGCTACAACGATCTGATTTCGCTGCTGGAGGCGATTACAAACCTCCCGGTCGTCTCCAGCAGCGATCCCCGCAACATAAACCCGCCGTGCGTGCTGATCGATGCGCCGGCATTCCTGATGCATACAAACGTCGTGCCTGAGATGCAGTTCAGCATAAAAATTATGGCAATCGGCCCAGGCGACCGCAACACGCTGAACAAACTGCTTGACCTGGCAGACCTGATACGCGCAGCCAACCTGGGTCTGCAATCGGGCAGGCCGACCGTCGTACAGATCGGTTCGCAAGACTTTGCTGCCTACGAGCTAACGCTGTCAACTAAGGTTGTGCCATGACCCGCCTGCTCGTAATTACCGACAAGCTGAACAACTCAAAGAAGGGCGACGTTATTGAGGTCAACGACCCTACGAACGTGGAGTACCTCATCAATTCGGGCCAGTGCCTGCCCGTCGAGGAACACGAGCCAACGGTTGTCACCAAAGTCAAAGATGCAGCCACTAAGGTTGGTCGCAGGAAACGGAAGGACTAAACATGGCAACCACAGTCTTGAGCAACCCGGTCGTCTCAATGGGCAGCACCTCGCCAGGTACAGCGATTACCACGCAAGTCATAAGCGCAGTCGTCAATGACTCACAAGATCAGTTGGAGACGACTGCTTTCGGTCAAACGAACCGCACCTACGGGCCTGGCCTGACGAATGCGACAATCACGCTCACGTTCCTCATGGATTACAGCGCCAACTCGACGTACGCGCTGCTGAAGAGTCTGAAGGGTGCAACACAAACGTACGTCGCCGTCAGAGCAACCAGCGCAGCAATCAGCGCAACAAACCCCGAATTTCAGTTGACCAACGGTTACCTGGCGTCATTCAACCCAGTCAACGCGCAGCTGGGCGAGCTGCAGCAGGTTGAGGCAGTGTTCCACGGCGGCACATTGGTTGAGGATGTAACACCGTAACAGCGACCGACTAGGAGGGCAGCGTGAAACTGACATTCAAGGCGACGTACCTGACGCCGGCAGGCAAACCGCACACCGACAACATCGAGATCACGCTTGCCGACTTTGCTGCGTGGGAACGCGAGACCGGGCGGCGCGTGCAAGACCTGCAGAACGGCATGGGCATAAACGACATGTGCTACATGTGCTGGCACCGCCTGCACAAATCGCAGCGCGAGTCGCGCGACTACAAGACGTGGCTCGAGTCGGTGCAGACGATTGAGACGGAGGCGTTAGAACCTGCAAACCCTACGGAACAGGCACCGTCAGACGGCA